TTACGCCTTCTTTATATCCTCCATAATTCCAGAGTGGGACATATTTGGGACATTATCACCAAAAATGTCGTCTATTTTCCTCGCATGCTCTGTCAAATGATTAGGCGCAAGGTGAGCATACCTACGAACCATTTCTATGGACTCCCATCCGCCCATTTCCTGAAGCACTGATAATGGGACGCCTGACTGAATCAGCCAGCTTGCCCAGGTGTGTCTGAGGTCATGGAAACGGAAATCTTCAATTCCTGCACGACGACAAGCTGATAGCCATGATGTCTTGCTGTCGATGCGCATCTTCCTGACCGCAGGCGTTGATGTTCCATCTGCTCGCTTAGCCGCCTTGGTATGTACAAACACCCATTTGTGATGCTTGCCTATTTGATCACGCAACACTTTACAGGCGGTATCGTTCAGCGCCACACCAATGGCGCGGTTTGATTTGCTCTCTTCTGGATTCACCCAGGCAACTCGTCGCTGCATGTCGATTTGTTGCCATTCCAGATTTATGATGTTCGACTTTCTCAGACCAGTTGCCAGCGCAAACTTGACGACAGATTTCAGTGGTTCGGGGCACTCATCAATAAGGCGTTTTGCTTCCTCCTTTTCCAGCCATCTGACTCGCTTGTTTCTGACCGCTGGTATCTTGATGACAGGCGCTTTTTCCAGCCACTTCCAGTCGCGTTCTGCAGCACGGAGAATGGCCTTTATCATGGCAAGATGCTTTGCCTTTGTCTGAGTTGATACTGGCTTTGGTTCATAAACAGGCAGTTCTTTACCTTTCCTGATGGCGGCCTGAACTTTCTGTTTCCATATTTCTTTCGTCTTTCTGTTATGCATTCTGCTTACAGCAGAGTAAATCTTTGCCTCCGAGATATCTTTAAGCCTTATACCCTCAAAATGTTCAAGCCAGAACTCAATCCGGCTTTTATCTGAATCGAGAGATTTTTTATCAGCTTTTTCCTCAAGCCATCTTAGGCAGGCCTCTTCAAAAGTGACATCAGGTAAATCCCCTAGCTTTTCTACTCGCCAGAGTTCTGCTTTTCGCTTGTCGTGCAACTCCTGAGCTTGCCGCTTGTCCTTTGTGCCAAGAGATTCCTTAATTCGTTTCCCGCCCGGGAGCGAATACGAGGCATACCATATTTCATTTCTGCGGAAGAGTGACATTTTCTTTCCTCTGTTATGCCATCACCCGCGCTCACCTGGACAGTATGCAGCGGAGACTGAAGCGCCGCAATGCAGGCTTGCCGTGTTGTGAGGTAAGGAGATTTTGGCTTGGTTGGATCTTTACGTGTTGCCTGTAGGCGGCCTGTTCGTATCCAGTTGGTGGCGGTTGGTCTGGATATCTTAAGAAACTGACAGGCCTCATCGAGTGTGAGGCTGTATGATTCCATGGTTACCTCTGCTTTTTGAACGCATGTCACGTAACTTCTTAATGTGTTCTGCCGTTTCGATCTCTTCTGCTATCCGATCTGCATCAGCTTTATTCACAGGTTCAAAGTCATGATTAAAGCGGAACATGCTGGCGATACATGTTCTGCCTTTTCGGATGTAGTGAACTTTGTTGTGGGTAGAACGCAGGATTTTGCAGGGAGTGCCGTGGTGGTCGACGTACCAGGTGTTAGGAAAAATGATTCTGAACATTTTTACACCTCAGTTGGACGATGTTGAAATTTGCTGCTTTGAGGCCATCACAGTCCCCATTGTTTGTTCTTAAGTTCGATCTCCTCCTGGCAACTTGCACAAGTCCGACAACCCTGAACAGCCAGGCGTCTTCGCTCATCTATCGGATCGCCACACTCACAACAATGAGTTGCGGATACAGTCTGGTAGTTCTGACGACGCATTTTTATTGCTGTATTGCGCTGTAATTCTTCGATTTCTGATGCTGAATCAATGATGTCTGCCATCTTCCATTAATCCCTGAATTGTTGGTTAATACGCTTGAGGATGAATGCGAACAATAAAAAAGGAGCCTGTAGCTCCCTGATGATTTTGCTTTTCATGTTCACCGTTCCTTAAAGACGCCGTTTAACATGCCGATCGCCAGGCTTAAATGAGTCGGTGTGAATCCCATCAGCGTTACCGTTTCGCGGTGCTTCTTAAGTACGCTACGGCAAATGTCATCGACGTTTTTATCCGGAAACTGCTGTCTGGCTTTTTTGATTTCAGAATTAGCCTGACGGGCAATGCTGCGAAGGGCGTTTTCCTGCTGAGGTGTCATTGAACAAGTCCCATATCGGCAAGCATAAGCACACAGAATATGAAGCCCGCTGCCAGAAAAATGCATTCCGTGGTTGTCATGCAGCCTCCCGACGGGCAAGAATCCTTGAGCCGAACGCCATCAACTCTCCACGATCAACGGTCGTAAAGTGGCAGTGTGTACGGGGGTATGGGTGCCAGATAATGAGCATCGAGCCTTTATTATTTCCACTGACGGGTTTCTCAGTGAGTGGGTTAATAAATGCCAGTCGTCCTGCCGTGATGAATCTGACCTCACTGGCGGTTTGTATCGCTTCATGAAACCATCCGACAGATGTGTCAGCAGGCAATAACATTACACATCCCACACTACTGAATTTGTTTTCAGTGGCTGCCTTTTTCACAAAAGGGGAAATATTGCTGTATGGTGGATTCAACCAGACATAACCAGAGGCATATCCCATTGCTTCAGGCCATGAAGTGGTTAATGTGTTCTGCTCCTGTGAGATAAAAAGCCGACATAGTCGGTTTTTTTCGCTGGCGGCAGCATCAAGTTGAAAAACGAACTCTGCATTAAGCGCAGCAAAAATCTCTGGTGGTGTGCGCCAGCTGTCGCGATGTTCGGCAGGAGTATTGCTTCCGGTGAAATCAGTCATACAGCCCCCGTTTATTATTTATCGCCTCAGCCAGCCGCTGTGCTTTCAGTGGATTTCTGATAACAGAAAGGCCGGGAAATACCCAGCCTCGCTTTGTAACGGAGTAGATGAAAGTGATCGCGCCTACCCGGATATTATCGTGAGGATGCTTCATCGCCATTGCTCCCCAAATACAAAACCAATTTCAGCCAGTGCCACGTCCATTTTTTCGATGAACTCCGGCACCATCTCGTCAAAATTCGCCATGTACTTTTCATTCCGCTCAATCACGACATAATGCAGGCCTTCACGCTTCATACGCGGGTCATAGTTGGCAAAGTACCAGGCATCTTTTCGCGTCACCCACATGCTGTACTGCACCTGGGCCATGTAAGCCGATTTTATGGTCTCGAAACCACCGAGCCGGAACTTCATGAAATCCCGGGAGGTAAACGGGCATTTCAGTTCAAGGCCGTTGCCGTCACTGCATAAACCATCGGGAGAGCAGGCGGTGCGCATACTTTCGTCGCGATAGATGATCGGGGATTCAGTAACATTCACGCCGGAAGTGAATTCAAACAGGGTTCTGGCGTCGTTCTCGTACTGTTTTCCCCAGGCCAGCGCCTTAGCATTAACTTCCGGAGCCACACCGGTGCAAACCTCAGCCAGCAGGGTGTGGAAGTAGGACATTTTCATGTCAGGCCACTTCTTTCCTGAGCGGGGCTTTGCTATCACGTTGTGAACTTCTGAAGCGGTGATGACGCCGAGCCGTAATTTGTGCCATGCATCATCCCCCTGTTCGACAGCTCTCACGTCGATCCCGGTACGCTGCAGGATAATGTCCGGTGTCATGCTGCCACCTTCTGCTCAGTGGCTTTCTGTTTCAGGAATCCAAGAGCTTTCACTGCTTCGGCCTGTGTCAGTTCTGACGATGCGCGAATGTCGCGGCGAAATATCTGGGAACAGAGCGGCAATAAGTCGTCATCCCATGTTTTATCCAGGGCGATCAGCAGAGTGTTAATCTCCTGCATGGTTTCATCGTTAACCGGAGTGATGTCGCGTTCTGGCTGACGTTCTGCAGTGTATGCAGTATTTTCGACAATGCGCTCGGCTTCATCCTTGTCATAGATACCAGCAAATCCGAAGGCCAGACGGGCACACTGAATCATGGCTTTATGCCGTAACATCCGTTTGGGATGCGACTGCCACGGCCCCGTGATTTCTCTGCCTTCGCGAGTTTTGAATGGTTCGCGGCGGCATTCATCCATCCATTCGGTAACGCAGATCGGATGATTACGGTCCTTGCGGTAAATCCGGCATGTACAGGATTCATTGTCCTGCTCAAAGTCCATGCCATCAAACTGCTGGTTTTCATTGATGATGCGGGACCAGCCATCAACGCCCACCACCGGAACGATGCCGTTCTGCTTATCAGGGAAGGCGTAAATTTCTTTCGTCCACGGATTAAGGCCGTACTGGTTGGCGACGATCAACAATGCGATGAACTGCGCATCGCTGGCATCACCTTTAAATGCCGTCTGGCGAAGAGTGGTGATCAGTTCCTGTGGGTCGACAGAATCCATGCCGACACGTTCAGCCAGCTTCCCTGCCAGCGTTGCGAGTGCTGTACTCATCCGTTTTATACCTCTGAATCAATATCAACCTGGTGGTGAGCAATGGTTTCAACCATGTACTGGATGTGTTCTGCCATGCGCTCCTGAAACTCAACATCGTCATCAAACGCACGGGTAATGGCTTTTTTGCTGGCCCCGTGGCGTTGCAAATGATCGATGCATAGCGATTCAAACAGGTGCTGGGGCAGGCCTTTTTCCATGTCGTCTGCCAGTTCTGCCTCTTTCTCTTCACGGGCGATCTGCTGGTAGTGACGCGCCCAGCTCTGAGCCTCAAGACGATCCTGAATGTAATAAGCGTTCATGGCTGACCTCCTGAAAATGGCTGTGAAAATATCGCCCGCGAAATGCCAGGCTGATTAGGAAAACAGGAAAGGGGATTAGTGATTCAGGCCGTTACCGCGTCCGTCGAGAAAAACTTCCACGAGCAAATCACGGGTATAAGTGCGCTCGATGCCGCGATGCAGATAAAGCCGTCCGCGTAAATTAGCTGATGCAGTCCAGGTACCATCTTTGTGTTTGACCAGCATTCCTGGCATGACCGCACCTCGATTAACGGTCTGCGTTCCATAATGTTGATGAACCATAAAAACTCCTGCCCGTAAGCTGGGCTGCTGAACATATAGAGACTTCTGCGCGTATTCAGGCGGTGGATGGCCGCCGGTTGTCATAACTAAGCCGCCTCGTTGAAGCGACTAAGGTATGAAATGTTGAGTTAATTTCAGCTGGTCACACCGACGTTCACGCGTCCGTTTCACCCCTCGCACTCCCCGAAGCCTGCTGAAATTCAAACTGCGGATCTAAGCGGTCATCGCAACGGTGAATCAGGTAGTTGCCGTATCGTTGTGTTGTTGCGATGAACTTATTTAAAACTATAGTTGTTTTATCGTCAACAACAAAAGTTGTTTTATTGATTGCTTTAGATATAACTGGTTGTATTTAGGATGGATTTATTTTGTGACTTGAATCGCATAGCGATAACTGAAGCGAGGTTATGGTGGTTTTTTTAACGGTGTGTGTGATGAGGGGAGGGCAAAAGAAAACCCGGCACGGTGACCGGGATTCTTACGCCGTTAGGTAAAGATATTATTGCGGTGGCTTAATATTACTACCTAGAGCAAAGATAGGAATTAGTTCTTTACTGAATGAGCACAATGCCCAGTTGATAATTTTTAATTGGTACTACCCATGCTTCCTATATGTCTGCGGCATGCTCCCAATAACCTTACCGAAGATGAACACCCGGTTCATCTCGTCTTTCTCGATCGGGTCCCACGGTGAGTAGCTTTTGTTATCAGAGATGACCAGCAGCTTATCCTTCATCATTTGCAGGCGCTTTACATGGGCTGTGTCGTCGTACAGAAACGCATAGATACCATCACCGTCGAAAGATTTAACTGTGATATCAACGAACAGCAGATCACCTGGTTCGATCGTTCCTGACATGCTGTCACCACGCACGTTAATGATGCGGATATTTTCCGCCTTCCTACCATCGAACATGTGACGAGCATCGTCAAACGAGTACTCAACCGAGCGTAGAACTTCTACAAACTCACGGTTGATGACTCCCGGCCCAGCACTGACTTCTATATCAAGAACGTCAATCTTGAAGTATTTGGAATGGCTGACAGTTGATTGTATTGGTTGCACTGTACTGTCTGACATATTTCCAACGCCAGAAGATAACCATTCTGCGCGCACACCCAAAGCGTTCGCGATCTCCACGATTTTAGTTGTTTGATTAGCTTTCCCTGTTTCGATTTTCTGAATAGCAGCCTGGCTAACCCCGACCAAATCCCCAAGCGCCTTTTGTGTAAGGCCTCGCGCTAATCTGGCTTCTTTAAGTCTTTCTGAGAGTGTTGTTTTCATAGTCCAAATGTACAACCAAGGTTTTATTCCATCAAACGAAAATGGTTGTTGACTAAAAACAACCATAGTTTTAATCTTGATTCAAATTAACCACGGAGGTTGTTATGAACCCAGCTATCAAAACAGCGATCAATATCGTTGGTTCACAAAAGAAACTGGGCGCTGCTTGCGAAGTTTCACAGCAGGCCGTCTATAAGTGGCTTCACAACAAAGCAAAGGTATCCCCTGAACATGTCGGCAGCATTGTTACGGCTACTGGTGGAGTAGTGAAGGCATACCAGATTCGCCCGGATCTTCCGAAGTTGTTTCCACACACCGAAAAGAACGCAGCTTAAATTTCCATTTCACGCTCTTTAACAATAAGCAATCAACTTAACAGTCAATTCAAACTAAAGGAGCAATTATGCAACCACTTACATACCAACAGACTAGCGGATTTAGCCCGACTGCGGTGATAAATCGTTCTCAAACAAAACAGGTGCCAGGCCACGAAAAAATCCGTGATGCCGTCCGCGCCTGGTCGGCTGTAGATAATCAGGATGTCGTTGCCACACTCATTGTGAATGAGTATCGGGAGCAGGGCGGCGGCACCATCGATTTCCCTGATGATGTCAGCCGTGCACGCCAGAAGCTGTTCCGCTTCCTCGATAACAAATTCGATTCTGAAAAATACCGAAATAACGTGCGTGAACTGACCCCGGCAATTCTGGCGGTACTACCGCTGGAATATCGCGGTTACCTGGTTGAGCAGGATAGCTTCATGGCTAGGTTGGCTGAAATGGAAAAGGAACTCAGTGAGGCAAAACAGGCTGTCATTCTCAACGCACCACGCCACCAGAAACTGAAGGAAATTAGTGAAGGTATTGTGTCGATGTTTCGTGTGGACCCAGATCTGGCTGGTCCATTGATGGCGATGGTTACTACCATGCTGGGGGCGATATGACAGGTTCAGAAATGGCGAAAGCCGGTCTGCTGGAACAGAACCGACTTTCAGGTGCAAATCGTAACACACTCATTGCGGGAGGAATTATGGCAAACACTGCTGAGATATTCAATTTTCCAGTGCCGGATGCGGCACAAAAGGAGCCGCGCGTGGCAGATCTCGATGATGGTTATACGCGCATTGCAAATGAGTTGCTGGAAGCTGTGATGCTGGCCGGATTAACACAGCACCAGCTTCTGGTCTTTCTGGCTGTCATGCGCAAAACATATGGCTTTAATAAAAAACTGGATTGGGTTAGCAACGAGCAACTTTCCGAATTAACCGGGATATTGCCGCACAAGTGTTCTGCTGCAAAAAGTGTTCTGGTAAAGCGTGGGATTTTTATTCAGAGCGGGCGGAATACCGGCATTAATAATGTGGTCAGTGAATGGTCAACATTACCCGAATCAGGTAAGAAAAATAAAGTTTACCTGAAAGAGGTAAATTTACCTGAATCAGGTAAAAAAAGTTTACCCAAATCAGGTAAAGGCGTTTACCCGAATCAGGTAAACACAAAAGACAAACTAACAAAAGACAATATAAAACCTTTTTCGTCCGAGAATTCTGGCGAATCCTCTGACCAACCAGAAAACGATCTTCCTGTGGTGAAACCGGATGCTGCAATTCAGAGCGGCAGCAAGTGGGGGACAGCAGAAGACCTGACCGCCGCAGAGTGGATGTTTGACATGGTGAAGACCATCGCGCCATCAGCCAGAAAACCGAATTTTGCAGGGTGGGCTAACGATATCCGCCTGATGCGTGAACGTGACGGACGTAACCACCGCGACATGTGCGTGCTGTTCCGCTGGGCATGCCAGGACAACTTCTGGTCCGGTAACGTGCTAAGTCCGGCCAAACTCCGCGACAAGTGGACCCAGCTCGAAATCAACCGAAACAAGCAACAGGCTGGCGTGACAGCCGGCAAACCAAAACTCGACCTGACGAACACTGACTGGATTTACGGGGTGGAGCTATGAAAAACATCGCCGCACAGATGGTTAACTTTGACTGTGAGCAGATGCGCCGGATCGCCAACAACATGCCGGAACAGTACGACGAAAAGCCACAGGTACAGCAGGTAGCGCAGATCATCAACGGTGTGTTAAGCCAGTTACTGGCAACTTTCCCGGCGAGCCTGGCTAACCGTGACCAGAATGAACTGAACGAAATCCGCCGCCAGTGGGTTCTGGCTTTCCGGGAAAACGGGATCACCACAATGGAACAGGTTAACGCTGGAATGCGCGTAGCCCGTCGGCAGAATCGACCATTCCTGCCATCACCCGGGCAGTTTGTCGCCTGGTGCCGGGAAGAAGCATCTGTTAACGCCGGGCTGCCAAACGTCAGCGAGCTGGTTGATATGGTTTACGAGTATTGCCGGAAGCGTGGCCTGTATCCGGATGCAGAGTCTTATCCGTGGAAATCGAACGCGCATTACTGGTTGGTTACCAACTTGTACCAGAACATGCGGGCCAATGCGCTGACTGACGCGGAATTACGGCGCAAGGCTGCCGATGAACTGACCTGTATGACAGCGCGAATTAACCGTGGTGAGACGATACCTGAACCAGTAAAACAACTTCCTGTTATGGGCGGTAGACCTCTAAATCGTGCACAGGCTCTGGCGAAGATCGCAGAAATTAAAGCTAAGTTCGGACTGAAAGGAGCAAGTGTATGACGGGCAAAGAGGCAATTATTCATTACCTGGGGACGCATAAGAGCTTCTGTGCACAGGACGTTGCCGCGGTAACAGGCGCAACCGTAACCAGCATAAATCAGGCTGCGGCTAAAATGGCGCGGGCAGGAATCCTGGTCGTTGATGGTAAGGTCTGGCGAACGGTGTATTACCGGTTCGCTACCAGAGAAGAACGGGAAGGAAAGGTGAGCACGAATCTGATTTTTAAGGAGTGTCGCCAGAGTGCCGCGATGAAACGGGTATTGAGGGTATATAAAAGAACATCAATGGGAACACAATGATGAAACAGGTGAGTTGAGTTCAAACTGTAGTACAATTCTCTCCAGTTTGAACAGGAAAGAATATGCTATGAACCCTTATATTTATCTTGGTGGTGCAATACTTGCAGAGGTCATTGGTACAACCTTAATGAAGTTTTCAGAAGGTTTTACACGGTTATGGCCATCTGTTGGTACAATTATTTGTTATTGTGCATCATTCTGGTTATTAGCTCAGACGCTGGCTTATATTCCTACAGGGATTGCTTATGCTATCTGGTCAGGAGTCGGTATTGTCCTGATTAGTTTACTGTCATGGGGATTTTTCGGCCAACGGCTGGACCTGCCAGCCATTATAGGCATGATGTTGATTTGTGCCGGTGTGTTGGTTATTAATTTATTGTCACGAAGCACACCACATTAAAATAATTTGTTTCTAAACGACTAAAATATGGAGGCTCTTATATTTATATGAGCCTCGTTTTATGCTTTTTGTTAATGTCTTTATTTTTTATGTATTCTTTTGTGCTTTCAAGATTATGGCGTAAGAAAATTGCAATACGATTATTGTTGTATATTCAAGATAATGTGACCTTAATTGTCTTTTTAAATAAAAATTAAACAAAAATTATATCCCACCACTAAGGTTTATAAAAGCATACGTTAGCAGGTGTCACCATGAAAAAAGCCATAGCATATATGCGATTTTCATCACCAGGTCAGATGTCTGGTGACTCATTAAACCGACAGAGAAGACTTATTGCTGAATGGTTAAAGGTAAATAGTGATTATTATCTTGATACCATAACATATGAAGATTTAGGATTAAGTGCATTCAAAGGAAAGCATGCACAATCAGGAGCTTTTTCGGAATTTTTAGATGCTATAGAGCATGGTTATATATTGCCAGGAACTACATTGTTAGTTGAAAGTCTGGACAGACTTTCAAGAGAAAAAGTCGGTGAAGCGATTGAACGTCTGAAATTGATTTTGAATCACGGTATTGATGTTATAACTCTTTGCGACAATACAGTCTATAATATTGACTCTTTGAATGAGCCATATTCATTAATAAAAGCCATACTTATAGCACAAAGGGCAAATGAAGAAAGCGAGATAAAGTCAAGTCGGGTTAAATTATCATGGAAGAAAAAACGGCAGGATGCAATGGAATCAGGTACGATTATGACGGCGTCTTGTCCGAGATGGCTCTCCTTAGATGACAAAAGAACGGCTTTTGTTCCAGACCCCGACAGGGTGAAAACTATTGAGCTAATTTTTAAACTCAGGATGGAAAGGCGCTCATTGAATGCAATAGCCAAGTATTTAAATGATCATGCTGTAAAGAATTTCTCAGGAAAAGAAAGTGCATGGGGACCTTCTGTAATTGAAAAATTATTAGCGAATAAAGCTCTGATAGGTATATGCGTACCTTCATATCGTGCAAGAGGGAAAGGGATAAGTGAAATCGCTGGCTATTATCCCAGAGTTATATCAGATGATTTGTTTTACGCTGTACAGGAAATTCGGTTGGCACCTTTTGGTATTAGCAATAGTAGCAAGAATCCTATGCTAATAAATCTACTTCGAACAGTTATGAAGTGTGAGGCTTGTGGTAATACCATGATTGTTCATGCGGTATCTGGAAGTTTGCATGGCTATTATGTTTGTCCGATGAGAAGATTACATCGATGTGACAGGCCATCAATAAAAAGAGATTTGGTTGATTATAATATCATTAATGAATTGCTTTTTAATTGTAGCAAAATTCAACCAGTTGAAAACAAGAAAGATGCTAATGAAACTTTAGAGTTAAAAATTATTGAGCTTCAGATGAAAATTAATAATTTAATCGTTGCATTGTCTGTCGCGCCTGAAGTTACCGCTATAGCAGAGAAAATAAGACTATTAGATAAGGAATTACGAAGGGCTTCGGTATCATTGAAAACTTTGAAGAGTAAAGGTGTAAATTCATTCAGTGATTTTTATGCTATTGACTTAACCAGTAAAAATGGACGAGAGTTATGCCGTACACTTGCCTATAAAACATTCGAAAAAATCATAATTAATACGGATAATAAAACCTGTGGTATCTATTTTATGAATGGCATTGTTTTTAAACACTATCCTTTAATGAAAGTAATATCCGCCCAGCAGGCGATAAGTGCTCTCAAATATATGGTTGATGGTGAGATTTATTTCTAAATAATGATCTCGGATTTTAAGTTATGCTATGGTGATAAAGTGCAAGACAGAATTAATTATCTTTGACGAAACTTAATGGGTAATTACTTTGTTTGCTCCCACAAGCGAGTTTTGTACGGCTGTATTGGGGTAGTAAATGAGCTATACAATCTTAATCATTTGTTAGGTGAGAACTCTTGGTCGCAGATTCAAATACTGAAAATACGTGACAAATTATTATGAGCAAAATGGTGTATGTCACGTATTTTGAATGGTAGGTTAAAAAATAACACCGACTTTCGTAGGTATTACTAATAATAAAGCAGGGTTTTTAGATAGTATCAATGTGCTTTGTGTATATTGTGGCAAATAATTGGGTTGGGGGTACAATTGTGATTGCTTTTGCATAAACATTGCGCCTTTATGCATAATGAGATAAAGGAATATCAAATAAAATAACGATAGATCATAACAAAGAGGTTTTTATGAAAACACTTATCGTTTCAACTGTATTGGCATTCATAACATTTTCTGCGCAGGCTGCAGCATTTCAGGTCACTAGTAATGAAATAAAAACAGGAGAGCAACTTACAACGTCTCATGTCTTTTCTGGATTTGGGTGTGAAGGTGGTAATACATCGCCCTCATTAACCTGGTCTGGTGTTCCTGAAGGTACCAAAAGCTTTGCCGTAACTGTATATGATCCAGATGCACCTACAGGCAGTGGTTGGTGGCATTGGACTGTTGTTAATATTCCAGCAACAATAACATATTTGCCCGTTGATGCAGGGAGACGTGATGGAACAAAACTGCCGACTGGTGCTGTTCAAGGCCGAAATGATTTTGGCTATGCTGGGTTTGGTGGCGCATGTCCTCCTAAAGGAGATAAACCACATCATTACCAGTTTAAAGTATGGGCTCTAAAAACTGAAAAGATTCCTGTAGATTCTAACTCCAGCGGAGCGTTAGTTGGTTATATGCTTAATGCTAATAAAATCGCAACCGCTGAGATAACACCAGTTTATGAGATAAAGTAGGGTGAGAGTATGCTGGCAAGAGGTAAGACTAACTTAAAGATCGAAGAAATACGGATGCATAAACATCATGAGATTCATAGGGTTAAGCCTCTTATGCCAGCTTTGTGTCGTATCCGTCAGGGAAAGAAAGTTATCAATTGGGAGACGCATACTTTAACTGTTGATAATAATCAAATAATATTATTTCCTTGTGGTTATGAATTTTATATTGAGAATTATCCTGAAGCAGGGCTTTATCTTGCAGAAATGCTTTACTTACCCATTGATTTAATTGAGAGTTTCCAAAAACTTTATACGGTAACTGATCAAATACGTAACAAAACAAGTTTCTTTTTACCTCAGAATCCTGAGTTAATATATTGTTGGGAGCAACTAAAAACATCTGTTTCCCGAGGCTTCTCAACTAAAATTCAGGAGCACTTAGCAATGGGCGTTCTACTTTCGTTAGGAGTGAATCATGTTAATCATTTACTTTTATCATATAGTAAACAATCATTGATAAGTCGTTGTTATAACCTGCTGCTATCCGAACCCGGCACAAAATGGACAGCAAACAAGGTTGCTCGATATCTCTACATTTCTGTTTCTACATTACATCGCCGTCTAGCAAGCGAGGGGGTAAGTTTCCAAAGTATACTGGACGATGTGAGGTTAAATAATGCGTTGTCTGCTATACAAACGACGGTAAAACCTATAAGCGAGATTGCCAGAGAAAATGGTTATAAGTGTCCTTCTCGTTTTACAGAAAGATTTCATAATCGTTTTAATATAACACCAAGAGAGATAAGAAAAGCTTCCAGAGAGTAAAAGTGTTTTAAGAAGGAGCAATTCTATCGATTTTGATTTTGGGAAATCAACACGGCATAATTATGTCACCGGAGCCTGAACAACTCCGGTGACTTCTGCGCTAAACGGGGACGTTTATGCGCACATACAATCCAAACTCTCTTCTCCCTTCACAGATGCAGAAATGCACCTGCAATTCTTTGCATCTAGCGTTTGACCTCTGCGGAGGTGAAGCGTGAACCTCTCACAAGACGGCATCAAATTACATCGCGGCAACTTCACCGCTATCGGTCGGCAGATCCAGCCTTATCTGGAGGAGGGCAAATGCTTTCGCATGGTGCTTAAACCGTGGCGTGAGAAACGCAGTCTTTCCCAGAATGCACTCAGCCACATGTGGTACAGCGAAATCAGTGAATACCTCATCAGCAGGGGTAAAACGTTCGCCACTCCAGCTTGGGTAAAAGATGCTCTCAAACACACATATCTCGGTTATGAAACCAAAGACCTGGTTGATGTCGTAACCGGTGATATCACCACTATCCAGTCGTTACGCCATACCTCCGATCTTGATACCGGAGAGATGTATGTCTTCCTGTGTAAGGTTGAAGCCTGGGCGGTGAATATTGGCTGCCACCTGACTATTCCGCAGAGCTGCGAGTTCCAGCTGCTCCGCGACAAGCAGGAGGCGTAATGGCTACACCGCTTATTCGTGTCATGAACGGACACATCTACAGAGTATCAAATCGTCGTAAGCGTAAGCCTGAGCTGAAGCCATCCGAAATACCAACACTGCTCGGATATACCGCTAGCCTGGTTGATAAAAAATGGTTGCGACTGGCAGCAAGGAGGAATCATGGCTGATTTGAGAAAAGCAGCGCGTGGTCGGGAATGCCAGGTAAGAATCCCTGGCGTATGTAATGGCAATTCTGAAACGTCTGTACTGGCACATATCCGGCTGGCTGGATTGTGCGGTACCGGTATCAAACCGCCAGACCTGATTGCCACCATTGCATGTTCTGCCTGCCACGACGAAATCGACCGCCGCACACATTTTGTCGATGCTGCATATGCAAAAGAATGCGCGCTGGAAGGTATGGCGAGAACACAGGTTATCTGGCTGAAAGAGGGGGTTATTAAGGCGTGAATACCTACAGTATCACATTACCCTGGCCTCCGAGCAATAATCGCTATTACCGCCATAATCGCGGGCGCACGCACGTCAGTGCAGAAGGGCAGGCATACCGCGATAACGTCGCCCGAATCATTAAAAGCGCAATGCTGGATATCGGCCTGGCTATGCCTGTGAAAATCCGCATTGAGTGCCACATGCCGGATCGCCGTCGCCGTGACCTGGATAATCTGCAAAAAGCCGCTTTTGACGCACTCACTAAAGCAGGTTTCTGGCTGGATGATGCTCAGGTCGTTGATTACCGCGTTGTGAAGATGCCTGTTACCAAAGGTGGGAGGCTGGAACTGACCATCACCGAAATGGGGAATGAATGATGTTTGAGTTTAATATAGCAGAACTTCTTCGCCACCGCTGGGGGCGTCTGCGCTTATATCGTTTCCCCGGTTCTGTTTTGACCGATTACCGAATACTGAAGAATTACGCCAAAACCCTGACAGGAGCAGGAGTATGAAGTCAGAGATAACAATCAACTAATACTGTTTTGTTGATTTTTGCTTGTAATTGGCGTGCTGGCCTGATTTTGTGGAGAAAGTTGATGCGTGACATGTATGAAGTTTTGGACCGCTGGGGAGCATGGGCTGCAGCAGATAACAGTAGTGTGGATTGGCAGCCGATAGCAGCAGGCTTCAAGGGGCTTTTACCTCATGGCAAAAAGTCCCGGATGCAGTGTGATGATGATGAAGGTCTTATGATTGATGGATGTGTGGCGAGGTTGCGTAAATATAAGCCAGAAGAATATGAGCTACTAATTGCCCACTTTGTTATTGGTATCTCATTACGCACTATTGCCAAGAAGAGAAGGTGTTCAGATGGCACGATTAGAAAGGAATTGCAAACTGCACTAGGATTTTTGGACGGGATTTTATCGTTCTTATCTTAAGGTTTAAATTAGCCCTCATTTTTGAGGGCTTTGTTTTTTATTTTTTTGATAAAAATCTTTGAGTTACGTTAGCTAAAACTATAATTGATAGTAAAAGTTGCACGCAAACTATCAGTCTGATAAGTCTTGAATTTGCTAACAAATCACCAAAGGTGGTCGTTGTAGATATTCCTATGCTATAAAATAAGAAATCCAAAAAGTTAAGGTCATCTTTTTTGAGTTTCTCCAGCATAGATTGAGATTTATTCCTTATCTCCATTATTTTCTTTTTGTTGTTTATTATTTTTGTTCTTGTTTTCTCAATTTCTTTATTGATTGCGTCAAGCTCATTAACGATTATTGGATCGTTAAAGTCGCCGACATGAGATAAGATATAGACATTAGCATCATACTCTTTATACGCTATTTCAAGGTTTATTTTGGCTATTTCTTCATCTTTGTCGGCCAGCATAGTGTTAATCTGACTTTCATTTGTTTTGTTTTTTAAAGATGCTATGGCAGTACGTTCACTATTTTTAGTGATAAGCGTTTTGTGTAAATCTTTCAAACTGTCTGCTATGTATTTTTTGGTGTTTTCGCCCCACTTTATTGATTGTCTTTCACTAATTTGTTTTAATTTTTCTTGCTGCTGAGATAATGTTTTTTCAAGTTCTAAGTTTTCAATTATTATCTTATTGAATTGATTTGTAAGTGTTAAAATTTGCTCTGCAAATACTTCCCTCGAAACACTGACAGGAGCTTCTTTTTTTACCTCATTGTTCGCATATGCTAAATTAACGGCATCATATACAGGTGTAGAGTTGAGAACGTTGTTTTTAATGAAAGAATCTGGATTGACGCTCCAAGTGAAATTGTATATTAAGGCAAAAACTAAAATAATTACTGTATAAGCTATTGCTGGATGTTTTCGGATGCATTTCATTGTAGTGATGACATACTGGTTTAATTACATTTTTATACTTTAACAAAAATGCTAACGCGTACGCAAAAACTATTGTATCGTGTTAAGAGTGGTTACTTTGTCACGTGGCTTAAACCCGCCGTCGAGCGGGTTTCGTCGTTTGAGGGGGGGGGATGAATCAGACTGGTCAACCCAGCTATGCGCTTTTCGCCGGGAATGATAGTAGCAATCTCAAAACGTTTGTTCTTGAGGTTGATTGCTACCGTACTGAAGACGCGCTATTAGCAATGGAGAAAGCCATAAGCGAATTAAAAATCTGTCAGCGTCAGTTCGGCTATGGAAATGATTCTGGTGTCAGAGCCATTATTCGATAATTCTTTCACCAATAATAACTGGCAATGGAATGAGCACTTCCCAGAATGGTTGATACCCTTCGTAAATCTGTGTTGTTTCACCCTTCCAGTAAAGATCCAGCCTCTGAGATACTTCTACTGGGGAGCAGTTCAGATTTAACAAATTCATATCACCTCTATGATAGTTCGACGATGAGCTGACTTGAAATATTGGGGTGTCAAGTGGGGATTTTGAAAAGCCTCTGAACCAGGCGGTTTCTTTTACAGACTCACATGCAAAAATTGATTGGAAGCGTGATGGTTTTTCAGGGAAGTGTGATTTCCTTCGTTCTTCCAGTAGTATTTCTATTATTGCTCCAAATCGTTCGTCTGAGCTGACGAGGTTTATGTGGTAGTTGAAAAAAAGATTATTTGCATGCCGGGATACACCGTCGGAAAACAATGAGCTCGTATGAGCCTGAAGTGGAACGATTGGGCAGTACGGTTCTGCTAATTCAATTTTCATGCCTGACTTCAGTGTGCGCTGCCTGTCAAGTGTATAAAAAAGATTGTTCGCCATATTAATGCGTTCCTTCTGATATTGGTTATTTCTGTTGATTTAACGATATCAGAATAGATAAGTATAGTGAATACAATGCCGTAAAAGCGGCAGCACGGCTTCCGTATCTGATAGCTTGTCTGGATGAAATGGCGTCGCAGCGCTCATAGTGGCAACGATTAGCGGGCCTCGGCATTTGCCTGTTTTTATATTTAAGGCCGCTGACATCTGGAATTGTCGGGGATTTTTTATTCTCTCAATTTGCACCCGCATCTGCGAGGTGGAGTTATGAAATCCATGGATAAGTTAACAACGGGTGTCGCCTATGGCACCTCAGCAGGTAGTGCCGGGTACTGGTTTTTACAGTTGCTCGATAAAGTCACGCCCTCACAGTGGGCGGCAATAGGTGTGCTGGGTAGTCTGGTATTTGGCTTGCTGACGTATCTGACAAACCTTTATTTCAAGATTAAAGAAGATAAGCGTAAGGCTGCGAGAGGTGAATAATGTCGCCATCATTACGCAAGGCTATTGCTGCTGCTATTGGTGGTGGGGCTGTTGCCATAGCGTCTGTGCTCATCACTGGTCCAAGTGGTAACGATGGTCTGGAAGGTGTCAGCTACATACCATACAAAGATATTGTTGGTGTATGGACTGTATGTCACGGACACACCGGAAAAGACATCATACCAGGTAAAACGTATACCGAAGCAGAATGCAAAGCCCTCCTGAATAAAGACCTTGCCACGGTCGCCAGACAAATTAACCCGTACATCAAAGTCGATATACCGGAAACAACGCGCGGCGCTCTTTACTCGTTCGTTTACAACGTGGGCGCTGGCAATTTCAGAACATCGACGCTTCTTCGCAAAATAAACCAGGGCGATATCAAAGGCGCATGTGATCAGCTACGGCGCTGGACATACGCTGGCGGTAAGCAATGGAAAGGGCTGATGACTCGCCGTGAGATTGAGCGTGAAGTCTGTTTATGGGGGCAACAATGAGCAGAGTTACCACGATTATCTCCACACTGGTTATCTGCATCATCGTCTGCCTGTCGTTGGCTGTTAATCATTACCGTGATAACGCCATCTCCTACAAAGAGCAGCGCGACAAAAATGCCAGAGAACTGAAACTGGCGAACGCGACAATTACTGACATGCAGGTGCGTCAGCGTGATGTTGCTGCACTCGATGCTAAATACACGAAGGAGTTAGCTGATGCGAAAGCTGAAAATGATGCTCTTCGGCGCAAGCTTAATAATGGTGGTCGGGTGCTCGTCAAAGGCAAATGTCCTGTGCCATCCTCAGCCAAAACCTCCAGCGCCTCCGGCATGGGCAATGATGCCACCGTCGAACTCTCTCCAGTTGCTGGACGAAACGTTCTCGGTATCAGAGATGGAATCATCAGTGATCAAGCCGCATTAAGGACGTTGCAGGAATACATCAGGATGCAGTGCTTAAAATAATTTTAACTTCGCTGAAATTTAACAAGTGACTTTCAGGAAAATGCCTCGCAGAAGCGGGGCGTTTTTGTACAGATATTTCACCGCGCACCGCAGCGCACAATAACCACCGAACCTGACCCTTTGGAATGGGCCTTTGAGGATACCAGTTAGTGCTGGCGAGCCTCGGTGGGCTGGTTTCCTGTGCGGCAAAGGTTCATTTCAAAGAAGCAGGCTACGCCATGAATGAATTAATTGCGAATCATGACTTCGATTTTCGCCAGTTAGTTACCGCAGCAGAAGGTCAACCGGTAACTGACACCTTCCAGATTGCCAGGGCATTTGGTAAACGCCATCAGCATGTGATTAGGGCTATTAAATGTTTGCGATGTTCTGAGGAATTCTCGACAACCCATTTTTGGGCCGTCGAGAAAATCAATGACTTAGGGATTTTCGATAAGAAGCAGATTTACTACCGCATGGATTTTAGCGGCTTCGTTATGCTGGTGATGGGATTTAACGGGGCAAAAGCCGATGCTGTTAAAGAAGCCTATATCAATGCGTTTAACTGGATGTCAGCAGAACTCCGTAAGTTCAGCGAAAGTTATGAAGCAGAACGTAACGCCGTAATGCTGGAGTACATGAAAGAGAAGGATGTCGCCAGCATGTCAGGCCGTCTGCTCAATCGCTGGGGAAGAACGAAAAAACCTCAATTGCTTGCAAAGCTGGAACGTCTGGAGAGACAGGGACAGTTTTTATTACCGGGATTCGATAAAGGTATTCAGGCCTGACACATCTTGCGCTGCATCGTCGCTGTATTCCCGCATTAACCATGACCGTAGCCCGACGGGGAATTCCTTCTGCGCGAGTGTGCGGAAATAATCAAAAACGATGCACACCGGGTTTTTACCGCGCTAATGATTCGCGGGTTTGTCCCTCATGCTCGCCAGTCCTGTGCGAGGGTGGAAGAAACAGGGCATGTATTCAGGAGCGTGCGACCACGGTCGCACGGTATATTTGTCAGGAGGTTGTGATGAAAGAGTCGCAGAAATTTAATTCAATAATGGAACGATTCTGTTCTCCTGAGCGAGAGGCTTACAATATGCATTCATTGAACGCCTGTTGTAATATCGCCAAACATTAATCAGGTGCACGAGATGTCGGCTAATACTGACCCTGACGAAATGTGGCGCTGCTTTAATCTGAAAGATGGTGCAGACGACCTGTAGTTCGCATCCATTCCTGATTACCCTATTCAAGTTGATGAGACAGAAACATGACAGCTGCTAAAGAGCAGATTGAATATGAGCTAAATGTATTCTTCGCGTCCGCCCTTGGTGATGTGTTTAAAAGTTGCCGACTGGCTGAAAGCGTATTGGATTACCAGATCTCTACTGTTAGTTTTCCAACGGAAAAAAACGCCTGGCTGGAGCTAGGTGAATTACCCGTGATTATCGAGTTGTCTAACGGACGTCGCTTTGAGATTAGTGCGTCTGAATGGTTGCAAATCACACCGCTTTAAATTAAGCCCGCAGCCCACCTTGGCTACTGGCATTCGCTAGTAGCTGGGTCCTTTCCAGCGATCCGGCAGGCTACGGGGCGGCGACCTCGCGAGTTTTCGCTATTTATGAAAATTTTCCGGTTTAAGGCGTTTCCGTTCTTCTTCGTCGTAACTTAATGTTTTTATTTAAAATACCCCCTGAAAAGAAAGGAAACGACAGGTGCTGAAAGCGAGCTTTTTGGCCTCTGTCGTTTCCTTTCTCTGTTTTTGTCCGTGGAATGAACAATGGAAGTCAATAAAAAGCAGCTGGCTGACATTTTCGGTGCGAGTATCCGTACCATTCAGAACTGGCAGGAACAGGGAATGCCCGTTCTGCGAGGCGGTGGCAAGGGCAATGAGGTGCTTTATGACTCTGCCGCCGTCATAAAATGGTATGCCGAAAGGGATGCTGAAATTGAGAACGAAAAGCTGCGCCGGGAGGTTGAAGAACTGCGGCAGGCCAGCGAGACAGATCTCCAGCCAGGGACTATTGAGTACGAACGCCATCGACTTACGCGTGCGCAGGCCGATGCACAGGAGCTGAAAAATGCCAGAGACTCCGCTGAAGTGGTGGAAACCGCATTCTGTACTTTCGTGCTGTCGCGGATCGCAGGTGAAATTGCCAGTATTCTCGACGGGATCCCCCTGTCGGTGCAGCGGCGTTTTCCGGAACTGGAAAACCGACATGTTGATTTCCTGAAACGGGATATCATCAAAGCCATGAACAAAGCAGCCGCGCTGGATGAACTGATACCGGGGTTGCTGAGTGAATATATCGAACAGTCAGGTTAACAGGCTGCGGCATTTTGTCCGCGCCGGGCTTCGCTCACTGTTCAGGCCGGAGCCACAGACCGCCGTTGAATGGGCGGATGCTAATTACTATCTCCCGAAAGAATCCGCATACCAGGAAGGGCGCTGGGAAACACTGCCCTTTCAGCGGGCCATCATGAATGCGATGGGCAGTGACTACATCCGCGAGGTGAATGTGGTGAAGTCTGCCCGTGTTGGTTATTCCAAAATGCTGCTGGGTGTTTATGCCTACTTCATAGAGCATAAGCAGCGCAACACCCTTATCTGGTTGCCGACGGATGGTGATGCAGAGAACTTTATGAAAACCCACGTTGAGCCGACTATTCGTGATATTCCGTCGCTGCTGGCGCTGGCCCCGTGGTATGGCAAAAAGCACCGGGATAACACGCTCACCATGAAGCGTTTCACCAATGGGCGTGGCTTCTGGTGCCTGGGCGGTAAAGCGGCAAAAAACTACCGTGAAAAGTCAGTGGATGTGGCGGGTTATGATGAACTTGCTGCCTTTGATGAGGATATTGAACAGGAAGGCTCTCCGACGTTCCTGGGCGATAAGCGTATTGAAGGCTCGGTCTGGCCAAAGTCCATCCGTGGCTCCACGCCCAAAGTGAGAGGCACCTGCCAGATTGAGCGTGCAGCCAGTGAATCCCCGCATTTTATGCGTTTTCATGTTGCCTGCCCGCACTGTGGGGAGGAGCAGTACCTTAAATTTGGCGACAAAGAGACGCCGTTTGGCCTCAAATGGACGCCGGATGACCCCTCCAGCGTGTTTTATCTCTGCGAGCATAATGCCTGCGTCATCCGCCAGCAGGAGCTGGACTTTACTGATGCCCGTTATATCTGCGAAAAGACCGGGATCTGGACCCGTGATGGCATTCTCTGGTTTTCGTCATCCGGTGAAGATATTGAGCCACCTGACAGTGTGACCTTTCACATCTGGACAGCGTACAGCCCGTTCACCACCTGGGTGCAGATTGTCAAAGACTGGATGAAAACGAAAGGGGATACGGGAAAACGTAAAACCTTCGTAAACACCACGCTCGGTGAGACGTGGGAGGCGAAAATTGGCGAACGTCCGGATGCTGAAGTGATGGCAGAGCGGAAAGAGCATTATTCAGCGCCCGTTCCTGACCGTGTGGCTTACCTGACCGCCGGTATCGACTCCCAGCTGGACCGCTACGAAATGCGTGTATGGGGATGGGGGCCGGGTGAGGAAAGCTGGCTGATTGACCGGCAGATTATTATGGGTCGCCACGACGATGAACAGACGCTGCTGCGTGTGGATGAGGCCATCAATAAAACCTATACCCGCCGGAATGGTGCAGAAATGTCGGTATCCCGTATCTGCTGGGATACTGGCGGGATTGACCCGACCATTGTGTATGAACGCTCGAAAAAACATGGGCTGTTCCGGGTGATCCCCATTAAAGGGGCATCCGTCTACGGAAAGCCGGTGGCCAGCATGCCACGTAAGCGAAACAAAAACGGGGTTTACCTTACCGAAATCGGTACGGATACCGCGAAAGAGCAGATTTATAACCGCTTCACACTGACGCCGGAAGGGGATGAACCGCTTCCCGGTGCCGTTCACTTCCCGAATAACCCGGATATTTTTGATCTGACCGAAGCGCAGCAGCTGACTGCTGAAGAGCAGGTCGAAAAATGGGTGGATGGCAGGAAAAAAATACTGTGGGACAGCAAAAAGCGACGCAATGAGGCGCTCGACTGCTTCGTTTATGCGCTGGCGGCGCTGCGCATCAGTATTTCCCGCTGGCAGCTGGATCTCAGTGCACTGCTGGCGAGCCTGCAGGAAGAGGATGGTGCAGCAACCAACAAGAAAACACTGGCAGATTACGCCCGTGCCTTATCCGGAGAGGATGAATGACGCGACAGGAAGAACTTGCCGCTGCCCGTGCGGCACTGCATGACCTGATGACAGGAAAACGGGTGGCAACGGTACAGAAAGACGGACGGAGAGTGGAGTTTACGGCCACTTCCGTGTCTGACCTGAAAAAATACATTGCGGAGCTGGAAGTGCAGACCGGTATGACACAGCGACGCAGGGGACCTGCAGGATTTTATGTATGAAAACGTCCACCATTCCCACCCTTCTGGGGCCGGACGGCATGACATCGCTGCGTGAATATGCCGGTTATCACGGCGGTGGCAGCGGATTTGGTGGGCAGTTGCGGGCGTGGAACCCACCGAGTGAAAGTGTGGATGCAGCCCTGCTGCCCAACTTTACCCGTGGCAATGCCCGCGCAGACGATCTGGTACGCAATAACGGCTATGCCGCCAACGCCATCCAGCTGCATCAGGATCATATCGTCGGGTCTTTTTTCCGGCTCAGTCATCGCCCAAGCTGGCGCTATCTGGGCATCGGGGAGGAAGAAGCCCGTGCCTTTTCCCGCGAGGTTGAAGCGGCATGGAAAGAGTTTGCCGAGGATGACTGCTGCTGCATTGACGTTGAGCGAAAACGCACGTTTACCATGATGATTCGGGAAGGTGTGGCCATGCACGCCTTTAACGGTGAACTGTTCGTTCAGGCCACCTGGGATACCAGTCCGTCGCGGCTTTTCCGGACACAGTTCCGGATGGTCAGCCCGAAGCGCATCAGCAACCCGAACAATACCGGCGACAGCCGGAACTGCCGTGCAGGTGTGCAGATTAATGACAGCGGTGCGGCACTGGGATATTACGTCAGCGAGGACGGGTATCCTGGCTGGATGCCGCAGAAATGGACATGGATACCCCGTGAGTTACCCGGCGGGCGCGCCTCGTTCATTCACGTTTTTGAACCCGTGGAGGACGGGCAGACCCGCGGTGCAAATGTGTTTTACAGCGTGATGGAGCAGATGAAGATGCTCGACACGCTGCAGAACACGCAGCTGCAGAGCGCCATTGTGAAGGCGATGTATGCCGCCACTATTGAGAGTGAGCTGGATACGCAGTCAGCTATGGATTTTATTCTGGGCGCGAACAGTCAGGAGCAGCGGGAAAGGCTGACGGGCTGGATTGGTGAAATTGCCGCGTATTACTCCGCCGCGCCGGTCCGGCTGGGAGGCGCAAAAGTGCCGCACCTGATGCCGGGTGACTCACTGAACCTGCAGACGGCTCAGGACACGGATAACGGTTACTCCGTTTTTGAGCAGTCACTGTTGCGGTATATCGCTGCCGGGCTGGGCGTCTCGTATGAGCAGCTTTCCCGGAATTATGCCCAGATGAGCTACTCCACGGCACGGGCCAGCGCGAACGAGTCGTGGGCGCACTTTATGGGGCGGCGAAAATTCGTCGCATCCCGTCAGGCGAGCCAGATGTTTCTGTGCTGGCTGGAAGAGGCCATCGTTCGCCGCGTG